TGGACCCCTCCAGCCGCCGTGACATACAGGAATCCATTAAGCATCTTAACGACCGCATAGCCTGTCTCGTCTTTGCCTCGTCCTGACGGGTCGATTGACATGACGCTCCCGGTATACTTAACGTGTTCGCCAAGCACCTTCATAGGGCGATAGAATCTGTCTCCGGTCATCCCTACGTTAGGTATTGAGCCGTCCCACTCGAGCTCTGGGTCCCGAGCCCACACTAGGCGTTCTGGGGCCAGTTCGTTATCAAGGGACATCACGATAAGGTCCGCAAGCTTCAGCGGATACTTTTCGACGTCACTAAGGTTTGAGTCCAACATAAATTGAAGAGCATACCCGGCAGAGCCGTAGGATACTTTACGTTCAGCAAGGTCTACATCAGAGAACCGTAGTGGCTCTGTGGACCTTCCTTTTTGTTCTATATCAACACAACAATCAGCGATGTGCCCATCGTAACGCTTAGCGCTTTGGTCTGGGGTGACATACTGAGCAGGCCAGATGCGTGTCTGGTAGCCCCGCTCGGTTAGCTGGCGGTATATTGTGTCTTCGCATTGTGGTGTTCCTAGAAAGATTATCTTTGAGTCGTCGAGTGGCTTAAGGATCGCATCGAACTCTTTGACTTGTTCTCCGAGCTTGTCTCGCATCATTTGGGTCGCCGAGTTGTTTGGGACCTCGACGTCATCGGCAACAATGATGTCTGCACGCGACCCGGTCAGTTGAGATGTAATACCCAGGGACTTGACGGACGGCGCGTGGGCCGCTGGGGCTGGACCGACGTCGAATGAGATCTTACTGAATCGTTGTTTGTCTTGGGGGATGAGGTGCTTAAGTAGGGGCATCTCATGGATAAGCCTAAGAGTAAAAGTTGAGAAGTCATCTGCTCGAGTTTTTGAAGCAGAGACAACAAGTATATTCTTTGAGGGGTCGAGGAGCAACTGGTGGACAACGTAAGCAGAGCAGATCCAGCTTTTGCCAACGCCTCGAAAGCCTTGAATAACTGCTCGCTTGTCTCCGTGCTGCATGTAATCCGCGATCTCATATTGAATAGTTGTGGGGGCAGGTAGGTTTAGTTGCTTCCAGACAAGGTAAAGGAAGTTACGGAAGTCTTTAAGCTGTGATGCTGTTTGTTTTATATCAGCCATTTCTTGAGCGATTACGCCTTTTTGATTGAATCCTTAGGTTTGCTCGTGTGTTGTTGTTGGGGTTCCTGTCTTTATGATCAACGTCCTTCCCCTCCAAAGTCTTCCTACCTACCTTTTTAATCATCAACCTGCGTGCAGCGTTACGCCCGGCCCTGCGTTTCTTCTGGGTCGGCTTGGCGTGGTAGGTGTTGTATTCGTTCTTGTAATTTCTAGCCATTGGACGTCATGTCTACGATTCGATCTACATTATCATCATGGAATGGCAGTGCGTTTACCAGTTCGTGTAGTGGGGAGTTATCGGTGGCCACAGCACTCACGTTGTTATCTTTGAGAAACTGTCGGACCGTCGATAGGTCTGCGGTTGTTGCCTCTCCTGACTTAACGCGCAGCAAGAACTCGTCGATGAGGAGGTCCTGTAGTTCGTATAGTTTATCTGATTTATCCATATTATTTAATTTCCTTAATGATTTTGATAGCAAGGTAAGTCAGGGTTGCTAGGCCTACACAGATAGCAACAACATCGTTAACACTCTCGAGGGTAAGGGTCCCAAGGAGTCCGGTGAATCCAATGAATGACGGCATGTATGTTGAGTTCATGATTATCTTGCGGCTCGTTTTGCTGCGATATAACGCTGATATAGCTCTGGGTTTTCCCTAAGAGTCTGTGCTCTTGCTGATAACCTATAAGCGCCAATTAGCTTTCGGATAGATTTTACCCTAGGACTTTCCGAGCCTGTTATATCTTTCATGCTATTGTCAGGCATGTCTTGGTAGCGTTTCGTCTCAAACAACTTTTTGAGGCGTTCTCTTAGAGTTTTCCCTCTGATTTGTTTTGTCCCCATGAGTTCTAGCATCCGGTCATAGGATTGTTGTCCGGTCTCTGGGTTGTAGTAGTCTTTCATGTTCAGCTCTTCTACACCTTGCCTCAAGAAGCTACTAGGCTTTCCAAAGCCTGCCCCTAAGGTTGAAAACTCATAGTCTACAATGTTCTTAGTTGCATCCTTCATGTAAAGAGGATTAACGATTCCCATTGCTCCTCCTGTTGAATCCATAGTTTCTACTTCTCCAAGGAAGTTACGGCGAGGAGGAAGTTTTTCTTCTAAGCCTGGCGTGCGTTTAATCATGTAATCAACAATACTTCTCACTTCTCTGAGTGGGCGGTCTTCTTGGACGTTCATTGTTTGATTAACAAAGTTAGGAACAAATCCTCCTGCGATACTACCAACAAACCTCTCAGTGTTATTAAGTGGGTCTTTTAGGACTTTGAATAAGTTATCGATACCTTGCACATATGATTTGTTGGTTACGTTGTTAGACAACGCTAAAGCGAAAGATCCAAAGACCATAGACATGTCTCTTTCGTCAAACTCGTTGTATTTAGTGGCCTCACTTATGTCCGCAATGATTCCAAGGACAGTAGCCATGGGATCAAGACGGTTGTAGCTAACAATCTTGTCTCCAATCTTAATTGAATACTGTTGGTTATCCATCTCCCATGCTTTCCTTTGATTTTCCTCTCGAGGTCCAAACCCACTGATAAACTTATCTGCCCCTTGACTTTGATACATGTAAACAAGTGCAGCGGTTGAAGCCACTGAGGTTGCCATTCTTCCTCGGAGCTCTGCACGCTCTGTAGGTCCTGCCTTAGATAATGTTTCCCGGTAATCTTTACTAAGCCTTTTAATGCCCTCTAGCGGAAACCCAAAAGGAGACCTTTCAATACCAAACGCAAGTAGGTTGGTTGGTGTTCGGACAAATGGAATAATAGCTGTAAGCCAAGGGTTCTGCACAGTCATGTGAGAAAGTCCCTTAACAATGCTGTTCTCTGAGTCTTGGGTGTGTGTATTGACTTTTGCTATTTGTTCTGCTCGGGCGGCTAGTGCCCCTCGGTTTCCATAGTCAAGCTCAGTGCCATCAGGGAGAATTAAGTTTCTTTGTTTCTTCTGTTCTTGGATATATTTATTAATGAAGACTTCTCTTTCGGAAAACCTAAGCTTCTGTTTATCTGCCATTTCCTTAGCAGTCTCAACAAGGTTCTGTTCGTTGAACACTCGGCCAGTCTCAGTGACATGAGCATCTACTCCTTTATACACATACTCTCCAAGCTGGTTTCCTGATAAGTTCTTAGCTTTTCCTTTCAGTGCTAACTCGGTCATTACATAGCTTCGGTAAGACAAAGCCTTAAAGAATTCATCACCAGTAATAAGTCCCCTTGAAGGTAATCTAGTTATTGTTCCAATAGTATTAATAGCGGTGCCAAATGCATTCTGTTGATCAGAGCTAATTGCATGCTGAGCATTTTTAGCGTCATCAAACTGCCTTGAGTTAGGGATACTAATAGCTTCTCCTGACTTTGCGGCCCGCACAGCTAAATCGAACGCATCTGCGATAGCCACCGTATCAAATGCATAGCGAAGGGTTGCCCGTGCAAGCTCTGGGTTGCCTGTGAGGAGTGCGCCTCCTGCACGCTCAAGTGTTGTCACTGCGTATGTAATCGCCGAGCCAATCATGTTGATATTGAAGGTGGATACCCCAGAGAGCAGTGAGTTAATCCAATACTCACGCACAATATCAAACATGCGCTTACCTCGAGATGCCTTAGCAATCTTGTTGAGTCCTCCTTGGATGTCATCAGTGGTCCGAGCAGCAAGAACTAGTTGTAGTAGCTTCTGTTGGCCCATGCTTCCCCTGCGCTCATCTTTATACCGAGCTATGGCTTCCTTACTTTGATTCTCAAGCTGACTAAGTGACGTATCAAATCTATTCGACTTAACATCTTGGTAGATATATTTCCGTTGAAGCATCAACAAAGAAGGGAACCTACCATAAAGACCCCAGATTCGCTGAGTGCCTACCATAAGTTCCATTTGTTGTAGCATCTGTGCATATTTCTCATCATAGAGATCAAACATATTCTGATCCCCAGACTGCTTAGCACGCTCGAAGGAATCACTAGCTGCTTTAGCTAGGTCACTTATCTCTTCACCGATCATGTTGTTCAGTAAGCGAATGGCTTGTTGATCCTTCAACATCTCTTCATACTTACCTTCTAGGCCTTCAGCTTTCCCTTCTAGCTCTTTGATGTAACGGGTAAGGTTGTTCTTGTTACCTCCGAAAGCACTTGTGAGGTCATCTGTGATTTTCTCTAAGCTATCTTTAGGATTGAGTAACTCTTCTTTAGTTGTCTTTGCAAGCTTGTCACTTTCTTTAAGGACCGACTGTTGCTCTTCTACAAGTGCGCGTGCGATGGTAATAAAATCTTTCTCTTCTGAAATAGTCCTGATGACTCCTTTAAGGGCCGTAAGGCCTCCACCTGGCCCTTTATCTTTGAGCACTCGTTTCACAGTAGCCCTCAAAACATCTTCGCTTTCTGTATCAGTGCGTGGGGCTGGGTCAACTGCCTGGCCTTTATCGTCCATCATTTTCCCAATAGGAACTTCCTCGGCTGCACTCTTTGCCGTTACTTTCCCTCCTTTAGCTTTTAAGTAGAGGGCTACTTCATCTTGTAGTTCTTCTGGGAGTTGTTTAAAGCTTAATTGTTTGTCTCCTTCTCCAAAGAATGAAACTTCAACATGATCAGGGGAAGTCCGGTTTCCTTCAATATCCTTGATGCTGACAGAGACGCCTGC